GCTTCTCTATTTAAGATTGCCATTTTAGCTCTGTGTAATTGTTCCAGTAATTTCTAAAGTTACATTAGCTTCTACAACATTATCAACTGCGCCCGATACAGCAAAGCCAGTTACAAATGCAGAGAAACTCCAAGTAGTAGATGGGGAATCATCAGTAAACACCATCTTAAAATCTGTTTCTTCTCGGCTTGCTCTGCGAGTGCGTAACAATGTATGCTGAGTGTTATCAGGAATATAGTTAATGGTAAAACTTAACTGACCTTCATCAGCAAGACCCATGCGCTTTTCTTTTGCAGTTGAGCTTAAATCTGTTACATCAATAACTGCTGCTGATCCAGTTGGACCAGAAAAGGTTTTGATTTCAGAAATAGTAGTGAACACTTGTGGAGAAGCGCCATTACCGATCTTGATTAACATTCCTTGTGCTTCTAAAGCATTTGAACTCATATTAACTCCTACCTAGTTTGCCAACAATAATAATCCTGAGATACTCTGTAAACAGATAAATCAGGCTCAAAAATATCTTGATCAGTCTGTAAAGTTGCCTTTACTGCGCTTCCTTCAAGAGATGACCGAACAGATTCAGCGAGAACTTTGCAGGCTGAATAAGTCTTTGCATAAGTATCCACCTGAATGCGAACTAAATCAATAGTGGATGCCCCATCTATTGTATTTATTGGAGTGGAATTAATGCGAAAATAAACTATGCAAGGAAAGGTTACTTTCTCAGGGGCTTGTAATGGATAGACCCTGCCATTTGCCAAGCCTTGTAATGCAGAGTAGATTGAAGTTTCAATAGTCATTTTTTAGCCAATTTCTTTGCTTGATCTTGAATTGCCTTGCCTAATCTTTCTTTCATTACATCTAAAATTCTACTTTTTGATCCCTCAAAAGCAGGGCGCATAAATGGTTTAGCTTGCATTTTAACAGTTCCGAACTCTAAAAAGCGCCAATAATATGCTTCACCTTGAACTGTATATTTCTTACCAACCCTGTTTAGCCTTCTATTTCTAGCTGTGTCTGCATAGGCTTTTTTGCCTTTGCGAACTCCTACCAAATAAGTTTCTCTGCCTGTTCCTGATCCACTTCTACTTCTATATCTGTAGATTGCCTTTTTAAGATTGCCAGTTTCCCCTGCTGGAGCTTTAGCTATTGCAGAATCTACTACAACTTTAGCTGATGCTGAAACTGCTGATCTAAGAGCCTTTTGCTGAATCTCTACAGGAAGCTGATTTAGGGCTTTTTTTAACTGCTCTAAACCTAAGATTTTTACTTGCATTATGCTGGCTTCTTAACAAGAACTTCTAATCCATCTGCTCTGCCAATCTCAGCAATGTAGAGAATATTGTAATCAATCCCATCATAATTAAGCATAGCTGTTTCATCAAAATCTTCTCTAAATCTAATCCGAAATTTAAGAGTTGCTTCAGGAATAAATTGTGCAGATGCAAAATACTCTCTGCCTGTAACTGGAACAATTTCAGCCCATACTGTAGCCAATACCGAATAAGTTAAGATCTCAGCGCCATAAGCATCTCTGCTGGAAGTCTTAACCTTAATTTGAACTCTGCGATCTAGTTTGCCTGCTTTCATGGCTTTCTCTTAAAGGTAAATGAGCCTATATCTTCTCTACCTATTAGGGTTTCTATATTGCTATATTCTAAAAGATAAAAGCCAAAATTACTCATAAATTTGATTAGCCCTTCATAAGTCCAATACCAGCAATGCTCATCAGGGCGAAAATGTTTGCTTCTTAAAATATGATCTTTATCTGTGTAGATTGGGCAAGAAACAAAAGCATATTTGTTTATATTGCCTAACAATTCTGTAGGGTTATGAATATGCTCTAGGCTATCCCAAAAGCTCATAGCATCTACATTGCTAGGCTCTTTCCATTTATTGTTTTGTTTGAGCCACTCTATAGCATTAGGATTTATATCAAACCCATAAGCATTAGAGAACTCTTTAATAAAAGCGCCTGATCCTATGCCTATATCAATAATCTCATTCCACTCATATTCCTTAACCATATTAACTCTAGCTTGATTAAGGGTTTTCCCTATATCTGTTTGCTCCATGGCTAAATACTTTTGCCAATATTGCTCATCATAGGGCTGATCTTCTACAGGATAATAGCCAATCCCGAACTCAGGAAGCCATAGTAGCTTTTCTTTCAAGAAGCACCCCCAAGTTCCGCATTAATGAATCATTGTTTGCTGTTTCTACATCCATAGGTATATAGACCTTACCTAGCCTATCAGGATCAACCCAGTTTGTTTGAAAAGCTCTATGAGAAAAATAATCTGACCATAGCATTAGTGTTGGTGTGTTTAGATGCTGGCTAACAATAGTATTTCCACCGCACCATCCAACAAAAGCAGAAGCACCTTTAATTAAGCCAAAAAGATCATCTAGGCTTGTTTTGCCACAAAGATTAATTACCCCATTATCCTCAAGCTCCTGATTGAATGGCGCATCCCATGAGCTTCCTGTAAGGATTAATTTGTAACCCTTAATTTGTTGCATAAAACTTCTAATCTTTTCAGAATTCATTTTAGAAACCCAATCTGTGAACATCCCATGATTGGAAAAGTAGAAAATAATATATGGCTCACTATATGAGCTAGTGCAATCATCTACATTTATTTTATAGTTCCAGTTTGTGCCATATTGGGGCATGATGTTATTCATGCTATGCCCAATTCTTAAACTTCCATTTACACAAATAAAGTAGTCATAGCCTTTAAAGCCAGCTACTACTTCTTTAGATCCATCCATATAGACCTCATGGAAAAGGCGCTTTTGCTGTCTGCCCATAGGCTCATTGTCATAGCCAGCAAACTTAACAAATGGAATTCTTTTTACAAAACCATCTGCCCTAGGTCTGCCATCAAAGTTCCAAACTGTAATCTCAGGGATTACACCTTTGCATTCTTTTTCTATAAAAGATTCCATTTTGAGCATAACCCAATGAATATCTCCAATACCGCAAATGGTTAAAATCCTCATCTAAACTTTCTACTAGCTTGGTAATGCTCGATTATAGGGTTTACCCTAGGATAGTAATCTTTAGATAGATCAAAAATAAAACAGTATTCAGGCGGAAGCTCAATAATTGAAATATCAGATATAGATTTTATAGCTGTATCTAGGTTTTTCTGATCAAATATTTCGGGGTTTTCTTTATTTATTTCAATCCATCTATCTAAAAGCTCTACTGTTTTAACTGTGTTTTTAAAAAATACTGTTCCTGAAAGAAGCTCTTTGCCTTTAAATCTATGAAAGGCTACATCACAATCAATCTGAAAAAACAGTTTTGGCTCTTGTAAAACCATGCAATCTGCATCTAGCCATACAACTGCCGATTGATTTTGTATCTGCTGTTTAATAAATATTGGCTTGTAATGAGTATTAGCATCCCAAGAACCTTGATCTTCTATGCCTGCTACATGGTAATTAAGCCCTAAAGTTTCAAGAGATTGCCTTAGCTTGCTGGCTTCATTTTTATACTTATAGGTATAGTAACTAATAAATTTCATAACTCACAAGTTATATCGGATTTTGGAAAAGTATTGATTGCTGAATCTCTTGAGCAATTTATAACAGTTAAGCCAGCCTTTTGCATAATTGGATAAGCATCCTCAATATGTCTTAGCCATCTTCGCATATCAGGAGATTTATTTAGCTTGCTAGGATGCTTCCCAAACCAATGCTGACCTGAGTTTTTAAAGTCATATCCAAGCAAAAGAATGCGCCTAAAGCCATGCAAGTAAGCAAGATTTATAGCTTGAAATCCACTATTGTTGCCAGTTGCTATCATGCCATCTGTGCAGAATAGGGCTTGAGTATCATGCGGAATTATATTTAAGTTATATTTCTGCCCTGCATTTTCATTGATAGTCCATTTCTGCCCATTAAATTCAGGCTGATAATGATCCCACCATTCCTCATCACAGGCATAAAGCACATCTGCCCAAGGCGCTAGTTTATAGCAATTATTAACTGCATAAACTGATGCTTTGCCTTGGCAATAATTAACATCTTCTTGAGTTAGGCTAGTTCCACTAGCTATGCAAACTGCTGTTTTCACATTCCAATATTAAGGCGATAGAATTGCAGTAAGTTTTGAACTGTAGGATTTACCTGATAAGCCTTCTCTCCACCAGCTTCTCTATTGGAATACAGATCACCAATAATTAGCATCATGGCAAACTTTAAAGTATCAGGAAGTGGATTTGTATCGGGGCTACCACCCGAAGTAAAGCCAACTACATAGCGAATTTTGACATTGTTTTCCTGATCATAAAGATTAGGATAGGTAACATTGTAAGCAGGATATATAACTGCTGGCTCTGAATAGTTATCAATTACATATTGATTTGCTGCAAGAGTTTGCTCAACACCATTTACATCTAAATATTTAACTGATGAAACAGATTGCAAAGGTGCGGATAAATCAATCTTATCACTCCAGCCAGTAAGAGCTAGTTCAACTGTTTGCTGTGCAATATAGCGATTTAAGTAATTTTCTAAATGCTGTCTAGCTGCTGTAATTAAAGCGCTAATTAGCAAGGTATCTGTAGGGCTATCATCTAAGCGCAAATACTCAGAAACATCTGCAACAGATAATGGCTCAAAAGTAGGAGCAGTAATAATCTTAGTTGCCATTTTTGCGCTTTCTCACTTTTTTGGTTTCAACAGCTTTCTCGATATGGGGCTTAACTTCTAAATTTTCCCATTTCATTGGTTTAAATTCTTCTACCAATCCTGCACCAATCCAATAATTTGCTACATAAGGATCACAATCAAAAACTTGATCAGTTGTAATATCGCCTAAACTAGCGCTAATAAAATCTTTTTGTGCTTTAACTAGCATGATAAAAATGGGAAGGAGATTGCTCCCCTTCCCTATTCACTCCTGATTAAACAGTCAAATTACCATACTGAATTGAAACAGGGCGATAGATTGCCAAAGCCAAGCGAGCTTCTGCACGAACAGTAACCAAGTTCTTTTGGAAGTTGGTATCATCGGCTTCACTCATCTCAACAGTAGTGCCTTGGCGATTCCATACTTGTGCAGCCATATCGAAAGCACCAACCATGAACTTACCTGAAGTCATAGTATTAGTAGCAACTACAGGCAAGCCCCACAAAGTAGGAGCTAAACGCTGTGGTGCGCCAAATACATAGGCATCATCAGTAGTCTTAGTTCTCTCAATAGCACCCCAGTCAGCAGGATTCAAAATGATTGCAGTTGCATTGTAATCAGCAGCAGCTACAGCATAGATCGCGCGATTGATGCTATCAATAGCATTATCACCGCTTACTGGTGTAAATGCTGTGTGATTTCCAGCCTTAGCTAAACCGCCAATGTTTTGACCAGTTCCATTGCCATTTAAAAGCTGTTGATCAATGCGAAGATCAACACCATAGCGCAAGCGAGTATCAACATAGCTGGCTAATGCAGGAGCATCATCCATAACTTGCTTAGAGAGCTTGAGCCAATGAGCAATAGTCTTAACTGGTGCGCTGACTAATTCAAATGTCAAAGCGCTTTCAGGCTTAGTTACACCCTCAGCAGTTTCAGCAGAATTGTTGGTAAATGCGAGTTCACGAGTATATTCAACCAAGTTAGAACTTGTAGTTCCAAATGGGAGAACATCACGAATACGCAAGGTGCGGAAAGCACCACTAACAATACCAGCTTGGCGCTGTGGAGCTACGATTGTGTCGCTGTTAGCAGCAGGAGAACCCGATTGACCAGTAATGGTGTTCTTGATCTCTAAGCGAGCTTTAGAAGTGCGACCTTCTGCAAATGCCTTGAACTCATCAGAAGTAGCAAAAGACTCACCCAAAGACTTAGGTGCTTCATAGCTATACTTGATTCCTTCAGCTTGCTTTTGCTCGATCTCTAGAAGGCGATCACCCATTGCCTTGAGTTCTTTTGCAGCTTTTTCAGCAGCTTCTACAGCAGATTTGGTTTCTACACCTGAGCTTTTGAGCATTGCATCAATTTCTGATTGCTTCTTCTCAATAGCTTCTACAACTTGATTTAATTGATCAGACATAATTTATCCTTTGATAATATTGGTTAAGCGATTAATAATCATTGCTTGTTCTAACTCAGACTTTACCTCATCTCGAAGCACAGTCTTTATTTGCGCCAGCAATGCTTTTGCGCTTGAGTTGCTAAGGTTTGCTGCATCTCGCAGAAATTCCTCGGCTTCTCTAATACTTTTAATGCTCTCAATATCTGATTTAACAGAATCAAGAGAAATTCTTGCATTGTTATCAGCAGGGTTATCCACTACTGATACCTCAACAAGATCAATCTTTTTAAGATAGCGAATGCCATCCCTTAAGTCATATCCATTTTCAGGAATTTTAAAGCCAATAGAAAGACCATCAATGGTTTCATTTCTCATAGATGCATAGATAGCATCAGCAGTAGGATGCCCCAAAGAAAGCTGACCTTTTACATATAGCCCTTTGCCATCTTCTTCCATTGCAGTCCATTTGCCAATAGTTGCTGGCATATCGGATCTAAAACTTGCATGATTAAAATACATTGCTACAGGGCGAGATCTATTTGCAATAGTGTCTTTATAAGCGCCCTTTAGGATTGTGTCATTGTAAGAATCAACTCCATCAAAAACAGAAGCATAACCCTCAAAAATTCCAAGATCGCCCATCTTTACTTCACAGGCGCTAAAGTTGGTCATTTTCTTTTCTAGCATTGGTTTTCTCCCCTGCTTTTCTTCATCAATTCTATCCATAGTTCTACCTTTGGCATTAGCCCAAGTTTGCCCTGCATCACCGCCCCACAAAGCCCAAGCAATTCTTCCTGCGCTTGGATAACCATCTTCACCTTGCCTAAAGCCTTCAGCTTGTTTATCTACTTCATGCCTAGCAAAGTAACTAATCATTCTACGAACTGTTTCAGGGGATAGCTCTCTTTTATTACTTAGATCCCTAGCCCTTGCTACACCTACTTCAGTTCCACCTCTATTAAACTCATCTCTCCATGCCAATCCTCTTTTGGCTTCACTAGCCATAGAATCAGTAGGAGTTAAATCTATTTCCTGACCTTGATAAGTAGCTTTTTCATCTCTCCTGCGCCAAATTGCATAACAAACTGCAACCCTCTGTTCCTCATCAGGGAAATCACTTACAGATTCTTCATCCCCCATGCATCTAGAAACAAATTCTGATTCAGTTTCATTTTCTCTTGGTGTAGGCATAAAACTTCCCTTATCTTTGCATATAATAAACTAAAACTATCAAGCCACCAATAGCAATAGCAAATCTTCATCATTAATTCCTAGCTGTCCTTCTCCACTTATTTCTTCAGTAGAAATGTAGCTACTCATTGGAATTACCTTTGCAGTTGCAGAAATGAAAACCTCTCCGCTTGCAGAAACTTGATTTAGATCAATATTTGCCTGTATAGGTGTAACAAAGGCTTTAGCGCCCCTAGTTATTAATGGTCTTACAAACTCACCACCCCTGCCAACATCTGAAGGAATCTCATTGCCTTCTGCTGTTACTGATCCAAATGAGCTTTGAGCATTTAAGCCATGAATCTGAATAGATCCATTTCTATTGCCAGTAGCGCTTACAGATTGAATAGCTGATTGCGCCTGAATACCTGAAATGCTGATGAGATCATCTACATTCTCACCAATATTGCCAGTTTGTGATTGAATTTCTATGCCAACTAAAGAAATTGTAGAGTTTTGTGTAGCATTTGCGCTGATTTCTTGCGCTGTAATGGTGCTTTGTATGCCATTTATGACTACAGAATCAGTAACATTTGTGTTAATTTCACCAAGTTCTGAACTAATTTGCAGTCCATTTGTAGCTACATTTGCATTCTGTATACCGCTTGCGCTTATGGTTTGTGCGCTAGAAGTAAGGGATAACCCTGATATTTCTATAGAATCTGAAACAGTTTCAGCAATATTCCCTGCTGATGCTGTAGCTTCTAGTCCAGTAATAGAGATGGATGAGCTATTTAGCCCACCATCATCAAAGTTATTTAGTGCTGAATCGAATAAACCATAGCCATCATCAAATAAAACTGTAGGCTCAGTCCAATCATCAAAGTTATTAGGCTGATTATCAAAATCACCTAATGCACTATCAAATAATGCCATCAGGCAATTCTAATAAGTGCTGATGCTCCTGCTGCTGGCAAATCAATAGTGAATGTTCCGCTAACAGAGATAACATCTGAACCAAAATCAAAGCAAGCTACAGCTTTGTTTGTTTTGCTGGAGTTATAAATCAAGCATCCTCTAGCTGTAATTGTTGAGCTAGTCCAAGATGGATCATCAAAAGTAATGTAAGCTGTGCTTGTAGATAGTCCACTTACATAACCAGTAAGGGTTTTTCCGCCTGCATCATAGCCTGTGCCAGTAACCTCATTGGTAGATGAGTAAGCAGTAGTGCTTGCGCTAAGAGTTGCTGAAGAAGTATATAGAGCTATCTTATAAGTATCAGTAGAAGAATGAACTCCCTCTAAGATCTCTTGTTTATAAGAATTACAAATAGCTGTAGTTATTGCCATAATTATTCCTCTGTGCTTTCTGCGCCTGTTACATTGCCTTTATCATCCCGAACCAGTTTAATCTTCTTTTTTGAAGGCTTTCCATCAGATTCTTGCTTCAAAGTTAGGTTAATTGGTGTGCTTTCTACTGTAATATTGGGGTTTAAATCAACCTTTAATGGCTCTTTTTGATCCTTAATAGTGCTTATTTGAGCCTTTAATTCCCGATCCATATTGCTCATAGCGCCCAAAATTTGATCAGTTTGAACTGGCTGTGGATCAGATAAGGTGCTAATTGGTGTCATTTGTGCCTGCAAATAGGCTACATCACCGCCTGTAATTGGCTTCATTCCTTCTTGTTGCCTGCATTCATTGATAGTTTTAAAGCCTGCCATGATTGCTTCTTTGTAAGTTGCATATCTAGTTTGCTCATCACCTCTTAACAAAGCGCCAAAATCAAACTCAAACTCATAATTTCTGCGATCATCAATAGAAAGCAAAGAGTTTTGAATAGCTGTTTCATACCTTTCAAGGTATGGGCGCAAACCTAGTTTGTAGAAGCCTTCAACAATCTGCTGAATTCCTGATCCCCAAGTAGTGCTGGCTGCTGTGTCATTAATAAGCACAGAAGGAACACCAAAGAACCGAGCTATATCTTCAATTTGGAATCTGCGAGTTTCTAGCAACTGCACATCTTTAGGATTCATAGAAACTTGTTGATAAGTCATTCCAGCTTCTAGAACTCTAAGCGGATCTCCTGAGCCTTGCTGTAGATCTGCGAAGGCTAATCTAATTTGTTCTCTTTGCTCAGGCTTTAGGAGCTTATCAATAGTAAGAACTCCTGTTGGCTTAAAGCCATTTGATGCCAAAGTCTTAACCCGATCATCACCAGCAATGCCAATTCCTATAGCATTTCTAGCATAGGCAAGTGGAGAAAGACCAACAATGCCATTACTCATTAATTTAATATGCCAAATACTCTCAGCGCTGTAAACCGAAACATTAGTTCCTGAGTTATATCTATAAGTAACTGTGCCATCAGTAAGCAATGCAACTTCCATTTGCTCTGCCATCAAAGGCAAAAGGCTCACAATCCGCTTACCAGTTCCTCTAGTAATATGAGCATAAGCATTGCCATGCAAGGCTAATTGCATGGTCATTGTTTCAAAAAACTCTAATCTGTTTTGATATTTGTTAGGCTTGTTTGAAAAAAGCTCGGCAAGAGGATGGCTATTATCAATGATGCGAGTGCCATCATCTAGAATTCTGTAGCAGTTAATTGGCAAGCCACCAATAGTTTCTGAGAGCAACCTTACACAAGCCCAAACTGCTGAGAGCTTTAAGGAAGTATCTTCATTAACTGTTACATTTGCTACTTGATAAGAACCTGCATTTGCTTGCTGTAATCCAGCTTCCCTTTTGCCTGCCCTGCCGAACCCAAATAATAGAGTTGAATACCATGCCATATTAGAGCCTTATTGGATTAGCTAGGAAATCATCTAGAGTTCCTACCTCATTACTATTTGCGATAGCCCTACTTAATGCCATAATCAAAGCTACCACTCCATCAATCTTATTCTCATGCCTTTCCTTCCTTGGATAGATGTTGTCCTTTGCATCCATATGACAAACAACATTACTAACCATCCAAGTTAAAACTGGATCACCATTGTGATGAAATTTCTTATCCAAAACTAATGCTTCTAGTTGCTTCATTGGCTCAGAAAAATTCAACACAGTAGGGCGAACCTCTACCATATTTATTCCTTGATTGAGCAACCTCATTGATAACTGAGTAGCCTGAAATGGATCATAGGGAACTTCAGTTACAGAAAAGCGCTTGCAATCTTCTAGAATTTTATTCTCAATTACCATAAAGTCAATTATTGCACCATCAGTAACAGTAAGAAGCCCTAAACTTTCCCATCCTGAGTATTGCGAGTTCTCGCCTTTATCTACAGTTTCTCTTGGCAAGTAGTAATCTCCAAAGGCATAGAAATGCCCACCTCTTTCATAAAGATTAATTTTTGCTGCAATATCTGTTTTAGAAGCCAAGTCCAAAGCAATAAAGCATGGCTCTCCCTCAAAATCTTCTACAGAAAGACTTGGATCAGCACAGGCTTCCCAAGCTCGCATATCCATCCAGCTTACATCCGCATTAACCCATTCATTAAGATGCTTTGTTCTAAAGTTATTGGCTGCGCTAGGCATACTCATAGCTTTAGCCTGTAAAGGTAGAAGAACTTCAGGCATTACAGAAACTCCCCAGTTAGGGTTAGCCTTTTTCAAAGATTCTTCTGTAGTCCAATCATCATCTTTATCTAATCCATAAATAATCCCAAATTGGGTATCATCCTGCCCAGTTTTTTCTAATACTTTGCGAACAAATCCCCTTACTTCATAGCAAATGCCAGCCCGATTAGAGCCTGCTGTAGTAATAACCCACAGCATAGATTGGCTTCTTTTGCCTATAGAAGTTTCTACAACATCATAAACACCCCTAGTTTTATGGGCATGAAGCTCATCTATGATTGCAAAATGAGTATTTAATCCATCTAAAGTAGAGCCTTCCGCGCTTAGAGCTTCAAACTTTGATGCTGTTTTTAGCTGATTAATATTGTGGGCATTAACTTCTATGCCAAAGTGCGACCTTAAACCAGCAGTTCTCTTTGCCATTTGTTGAGCATCACCAAAAACAATCTTGGCTTGATCTCTTGTAGTAGCAAAGCTGTAAACCTCAGCACCACCCTCACCATCAGCGCAAAGCATATACAAACCAATAGCACTACTAATAGCACTCTTGCCATTGCCCCTAGGAACTTCAATATAAGTCCTGCGAAAGCGCCTGTATCCTGTATCTTTATGAACCCAAGAAAACACAGTCATAAGAATAAAGACTTGCCAAGGCTCTAGCTGAATTGGCTCACCAGCCAACTTGCCTTTAATATGGGGAAGCTGTTCTACAAAGGTGCAAACTCTAGCGCCCTTAGATGGATCATAGATGTAGGGAAAGTCTTTATCCCCTTCTCTCATCAAATCATCTAATTGCCTTCTACAAGCTAATGCAACATATTTGCTACATAAAGCATCTTTTTGTAGCATATGCGATACATAATCAGATGCTATCTTTTGATAATCAGCCATTAGCTAATTTAGCCCAAGGATCATCCTGTATTTCTTCTTCAGCCAATACTATGCGACTTCTACTTGTAGGAGTAAAGCCCATCTCACTAGCGCACTTCATCATCATAGAAGCCTGAGTATTTAGAACTCCAACATAAGGCGATTGAATTTGATAGCCTTTAGGAGAAGTAAAAACAATCCCCTCAGTTTGCAGTTGCTCGGATGCAAAGCGATGTAGATCTTCCGCCACCACCCATGCAGTTAGAACCGATTTGTCTAAGCGCTTGAGCAAACCAGCAGGCGCATTGGAGATTGCATAATCCCAAGAAGCCTTTTGGCTTGTAGTAAACCACTCAGGGGCTTGATCTAGATTCTTGCTCACTACTGGCTCTCTGTTCCTTCTTCTCTCATCTTTTTTTGTAAAAGTTCCTTGCACTACTTTCAATTCAGTTGGCTTAGGCTTTCTACCTCTCATTGCTTTTTCCTATTGGTTTTCTCTCTTGATAGTTTCTCTCTTTACCCTAAGGTTAATTTCAACTGTGTAGAAATTTAAC